ATTTAGGACCAACGGAGATTAAAAATGAAGAGCATACCAATGAAAAATAAATCACTATTGTCCGAGAAAATACATTGAAAAAACCATTTATTTGATGTTATAATCTAATTACAGCACCACGCCATCGGTGGGGTGCAACCTATAAAGTGGGATTAAGATCACGCTTTCGGAGAAATCCGATTGCGTGATTTTTTCGTTAATGGCGAGATGCCGGAAAGGTTTAGCGAGATGCTAAAAGAATTATTCAGAACCAATTTTTTCTACGAAGCTGATGGAAAAGGCGGGGGAGCCGCCGATCCAAGTAAGACTGATCCTAGTGGCGGAGGCGCAGGAAGTGCCGAGCCCGATCTAACCGATCAGCCAGAGACCTTCGATACCTGGTTGGAAGCCCAGCCAGAGGACGTAAAAACGAAGGTCGCAGAACTTTACAATAAGAACGTTTCAGGATTAAAGTCTGCCCTGCAATCAGAGCGAGACGAGAAAAAAGGTCTTTCGACACAGCTAAAGGAGCTCTTGCCGAAAGCCGAAAAAGGGAGCGAGCTTGAAAAACAGTTGACCGAGATGGCCAACAAAGCAGAATCTGCAGAACGGAGAGCGTTATTCGCAGAAGAGGCAATCCAGCCGGAGATCGGCTGCCGAAATATCAAAGCTGCTTTCGCTATCGCAATTGCAGAAGAACTATTCGACAAGCGTGGAAATCCTGAATGGGAAAGAATTAAAACCGCTGCACCAGAGCTATTCGGAACGGCAAATGCAAATGCAAACGCCGGAGCTGGAACAAATAGAAATCAACCAGCAAAAAAGGATATGAATGCATTTATCCGTGGAGCAACTGGTCGGCAATAAAAGGAGTATAAAAAATGCCTTACAATTCATTAATTAGTCGCACCGATGCCACCCCCATGATCGGGGAAGAAGTCATCGATGCATTTCTCACCGAGGTAGCCGGAGCCAATCCATTGATGCAGATGGCACGCCGGTTGCCGAACATGACCAAAGCGCAGGCACGTCTGCCTATCTGGCAGGCTCTACCGACCGCTTATTTCGTTAACGGTGATACAGGTCTCAAACAAACCAGCGATGTAAGTTGGGAAAATAAATATATTGATGCCGAAGAGCTGGCCGTTATTGTGCCCATCCCCGAAGCCGTGCTTGATGACAGTGATTACGATATCTGGGCACAGGTCAAACCAGAACTATTGAAAGCTTTCTCAAAAGCCATCACTCAAGCCGTTCTTTATGGCACCAACATTCCCGCTACCTGGACGACCGATCTGGGAGCTGCCGGCATTGTAGCTGGCGCAAACTCCGCAAGTCATGTGATCAGCGCAGCGGCTTACACCGATCTATATGAAGCCATTTTAGGTGAAAAAGAAGACGGTACCGACGGTTTATTCATGCTGACCGAAGCAGACGGGTTTATGGTGACCGGCAATATGGCACACGTATCACTCAAAGGCAAATTGCGCAATGTTCGTGACACGGAAGGACAACCCATCTTCAAACCAAGTATGCAGGATGCAACGCAGTATGCGCTTGATGGCACCCCGATTCAATTCCCCGATGACGGGAGTATGGTAGCGGCTTCTTCTCTGCTGATTTCTGGCATGTGGTCGCAATTGGTTTACTCCATGCGCCAGGATATTACTTGGAAGATCGCTGACCAAGCGGTCATTCAGGATGCTTCAGGCGCTGTTGTTTACAACCTGTTCCAACAGGACATGGTTGCCTTGCGCGGTGTGATGCGCTTAGGTTTCGCACTTCCCAATCCCATCAACCGCATGAACGAAACCGAAGCTACCCGCTATCCATTCGCGGTATTAACGGCATAGGAGGTATAAAAATGGGACTTTATCCAAAAAATATTCGGGAATACCTTGATTTACAGGGTATTCCTTATGGACCGGATAGCGAAGCCTATCTGGTAGACGAGGTAAGTGGATCGGATTCGAATCCAGGTAAAACCTTTGAATCTCCGCATGGTTGGTTTTACTGGTTGGGCAAACAATCTTACACACATATATAGCGCTGCTGGTGCACCAAGCACTGGTTTTGGTGTTGCAGTCAATCCAGTAGGTTAAAGGAGCAATAAAATGACCATACGACACATTCAAGACGGCCCGCAGTCGGGCTGGTTAAAGGTTTATGTGGCTGGTAATTCAACAGCTACGCCTAATTCTCTGGGAAGCTTACTCAATCCAGAGGGTGTTGATTTGCAAATCACAGATGGATTCCTTCGCACTGTAGTAAGTTCATCTGGTGCTGCAACTCTCGATATTGGGATTGGAGCAGCTGGTGCGGACAGTACAGATATGTGCTCCGGCTACGATATTGATGCGGCAGCCGCTGAAGATGTAATTTATATCATCGGCAAAGATGCTGCCAGTGAAGCCGCCGCTACTACGCCAAAAGGGATTGATTGGGGGGCAGATGAATATCTGAACTTCTACAATCCCTCTTCTGCTGCATCAACGCTATTTGAAGGGTATTTGTACCTGCGTTACATTCGCGTAGGTGATGATCTGACATTAGCATAATTAATTGGAGGGGGAAACCCCTCCAAAGGACTTAATATGACAGCTACAGATGCCCAGATTGCCCAGGTACGCAGGATGGCGGCTGAACCCACTACAGACACCTATAGTGATGATCTTATTGCCGATTACATTGAAAGGTATCCTCACATTGATGAACAAGGCGAACGCCCGTACACACTTTCAAGCGATGCTCCGCCTATTCAGGTCGCAAATACAAATTGGATTCCTACCTATGACCTTCATGCCGCCGCAGCGGATATTTGGGAAGAAAAAGCTGCTGTACCAGCGCAGGATTTCGATTTCTCTGAAGATAATATCGGGTCTTATAAGCGTTCCCAGGTCTACGAGCAATATATGAAACAATGCAGATTCCATAGAGCTAGGAGAATGCCATCAACCACAGCACTTATCAAAGACCCGGAAGAGACTAAAAGTTTGCCATGGATAGCTAATTTACCGGAAGATGATTAATGAGAGACTTAACCGCTACCGAACGTTCCAGGATGGCTTCCGTAGTAGACAGTGCATTCGATTATATGAATGTGAATACCGGAATTACTATCTACAACAAATACATTGTGAATAGCAAGGAAGCTTATCAACGCACGCAGGTTACAGATATTGAATGGCAAAGTCGCAAGGGGTCAAATGTCATCGCTACTGGCGGAAATATAGCCGCAGATGCTGCAAAGATCGTTATTCCAGTCGTGCGGGGGACGAATTATCTTGCTCCAAAGGCGTGGCAGGCACTGGTATCTAAAACTGGTAAATGGACACTCCAGATCGGAGATTTTATTGTAAAAGGCTTAATTACTGATGAAATCCATGATTTGATCCCAGAAATTACCGGTCCTCCTGTTATTCCGGCCATACCAGCTTTTACCATAACTAATTTAAAAGCCAAGTATGACGATGTGCTTTCAATATCGTCTGTAGATCTAAAAGACGGCGGCAGCCAATTACTGGAACGTTGGGAGGTTGCAGCAAAATGAAAATCCGGACCTATCGCGGAAAGATAATCATTAAGAATGGAAAAGCTGAATTAATTTGGAATAATTACTTCTGGACGAAATGGCACAGGAAATATTCCGAAGCGCAAAAAATGGTTGATTCGGAGATTCTTCGTTTGTGTGAACCATATATTCCATTACAGACATCCATGTTAGTGAAATCAGGAATCCTTGGAACTAAGATAGGCAGCGGTTTGGTTCAGTGGATTGCCCCTTATGCCAGATTCCAATACTATGGAAAGGTTATGGTTGGCGTGGATTCCCGTAGCGCGTGGGCAAAACGCGGAGAAAAGAAAGAAGTAATAAATAAAAATCTAGTCTATCATGGCGGTGGCGTACGTGGGTCATTTTGGTTTGAGCGTATGAAAGCGGTGAATAAAGATTCTATTGTATCGCATGCGCAAAGGATCATTGACAAATGAGCATAATAAGCGCGCTACAGACTTATATCAAAACGTACAGCGATCTAAAAACAGGTGCTCCGGTATGGGTTGATTATCTTGGATTAACACCTACTGAATACGCGATCATTCCATTACCAGGTGCGCGCATTGTAGAAAGTTTCATTGATGGATCAAGTATTAGAGAATATCCATTTGCGCTCCAGAGCACAGAAAGCACCGCAGATGATCTGGAACGATTGGAAACGAATGGCTTTTTTGAGGCTTTCGCCGATTGGTTGGAAAGTCAATCAGAGAGCGATGTCTTACCAACGCTGGATAGTGGACAATCTGCCATAAAGATAGAGGCCACCGGTTGGGGCTATTTATTTGAGCAGGGAGAATCAGAAACTGGAATATACAATATCCAGTGCATGTTGCAGTACGAAGAAGAGGCTTAATGGATATAAACAAATTCAAGAATATTCATAAAGGTGGAACGATCCTTTTAGTTGGTAATGGAGAAAACCTAAAAGACACTCCACCAGAGAACTTTGATTACCCATCTATCGGCATGAATACCATCTGTCTATATGATGGGTGGAAGCCAGATTATTTTGTGGCGGTTGATAGGCGCGTATGGCATGAGTTTGGATCAATAATCGAAAATAAATTTGAAGACATTCCCAAATTCATACCTACTCCCAAGATGCTGAGATGGCGTGGAAAAAACTTCTATCGATTCCGCAACAGACCAGGCCCCCTTTATCCAAAAGGAAAAGAGAATGTATGGCAGGAAATCAACGAAGAAACGCCTGTAACTTGGGGCAATGTCATGCACGTTGCCATTAAATTGGCTTATTTCATGGGCGCAAAAACCATCCTTATCATCGGCATGCAACACAAGCCCCATAACGCCATGGCTCATTTCTGGGGAAACGATGAAAAAATGACCCCGGATTCTGTGCCAATAAACAATGTTTTCAAGGGCTATAAACAATTGGTCGATGGATTACATTCTCATAACGTGAAAATATTTAACATTAGCGAGGACACTTATGTTCCAGAAGACATTATCCCGCGAGATAAAGTAAAAAATTGGACGAAAAAATCTAAAGAAATAAAGGAGTTAGAAGATGACTAAACAAAAAAGAAGTACAATTGCACATTTTATCAATTCAACACCAGATGAAACAGCGGACACGTGGGAGTTGCTGGGTCCAGGAATCAATAGCCTTGTAATGAACTACAACGCCAATGTTGTGAGCGAAACACCAATTCATCAGGACACCGCCAATACTTCCGTTGAAAGCTATGCCCCAACAATCCCGGTGGAACAATATGTTTATCCGGGAGATGATGCTTAAGACTACATTGATAGTCTTAGGCAGGCGGGTCCTGCAACGTTTGCGGATGCAGAAACAGAGATCGTAGAGGTTCGAAAATACGAAACTCCCGACACCCCGGGCACAACCTATCCAGCTACCAAATGGCCATGCTGCATCAGTTTTGATACCGTTGGCGGAGATGGTGGTGGAAGCGCAAAAATCGCCTTTACGATCAATATCAATGGCGATCCAACAGATGGTGATTTCAATGTAAGCCAACTCGCATTCACACCAACCTCATAATAAAACAATATGCCCTAGAAATAGGGCATATAAAAGGAGCGCCATGGAAAAACTTACCATTAATGCCGTTAAACGCATTGCAATTAATGACGATGAAAGTCGCGTCATTGAATTTGATCCTACTGATATGCTATTCATTGAACGGTTCTATAAAATATATGGAGAACTCGGAGCAAAAAATGAAGAATATCAAGCATATCTGAAAAAACTGGATGAAGAATCCGGCGGGGATACGCTCAAAAATTTTGGAGAAGGTATCCGTTATCTGAAAGAAACATGTCTATATTTACGAGAAAAAATCGATCAGCTTTTCGGAAAAGGAACCAGCGAAAAAGCGTTCGGTGATTCTCTTAGCTTTGATATGATCGCACAATTCTTTGAAGGAATGATGCCGTATCTTTGGCAAGAACGCACTAAAAAGGTAAATAAATATTCTGGAAAAAACAATAGCAATGTAATGAAATGAACATACTTGTAGAGAATTTGCCGACAGCCATAGAAATTGATGGATGTGAATACGAAATAAACTCTGATTTTCGTTCCTGTTTACGCATTATCTTGGCATTTGAGGATCCGGAACTCGCAATGATAGAAAAGCAGATCATTTTACTAGACAATTTGTATAAAGAGCGCCCAGAAAATCTAAAAGAAGCATTTGAAAAAGGGATCCGCTTTCTTAATGGCGGGAAGGAAAGCCAGGAAGAAGAAAATACACGCCTATATTCCTTTGAAAAGGATTCAAATTTCATCATGGCTGCTTTCCAGCAAACACATGGAATTGATCTTGAAACCGCCGAAATGCATTGGTGGAAATTCATGGCTTTATTCATGGATATGGGAAGTGAAACGACCTTCTCAAGCATTGTTGGTTTGCGCAAGCGATTGAAGAGCGGTACTGCCACCAAAGAAGAAAGAGCACTTGCTAGAGAAATAAACGATATTTTAGAATTACCGGAATTGGATAATAGAACGCTTGATGAACGAGAATCAGATGAAGAATTTATTAGGCAGATCAAAGATGCCAGAAATAGACGGAATGATCTCAGAAAGCAAGGAGCAGCATAATGGCATACGATGGCAGCATTAGAATAGATTCTCGCATTGATACAAGCGGCTATGATTCCGGAGTTAGAAAGATGGAATCCACCGCCGAGAAAGCCTCCAGTAATATTGTCAATAAGTTTGAAGATAAGTGGAAGGCAATGGATTGGGGCGGGAAACAGGCTGTCATTGAAAAAGCCACGGCTACTTATGGAAATGCGTGGGACACAATGGGAGTCGATGAACAACATATTGCTCTTTTAAAAATTCTTGGCGACCTAGAAAAAATGCCGGAGCCATTAGAAAAAGAAGTTAATCCAGCCCTGAAAAAGATGAACGTATACGGGCACGGATTTACCAGAATATTAAACGCGTTGGTTCCTGGAATGTACCGCATGCGCAGAAGCGTGGTTGGGTTGAATGAAATGGCTGTTGATATGGGAGAGGCGGCAAAATCCGGCGTGAACTTATTCTCAGCAATTAAGGCATTGCCTATGATATTAACTTTGGCTGCCATTGGAGTGGCATTATTAGCAAAAGCAGCGTTCAACTGGGCGCAAAAGACCGTAAACCAACTATATGAAAATCTAAGCATAACTTCTGCTTTCAGAGATAAGGTTGTTGAATTGAAGGGCGCATTTGATTCTGTGAAGGGCGCCATGCAGGCATTAGGCGCGTCATTACTAAATGCCCTTGCGCCTGTTTTATTAAAG